TCCACTAGAGATTGTGATGTATCCGATATCGCCGAGAAACTTAACGGTGGTGGTCATTTCCACGACGCGAGGTACAAAATATGATTAATTTAACCATGACGGATTTTACCAAAATTCTTGACTCTACAGACAAAAAAGTATTCGTTGTAGGTAAAAAAGACAAACAAGGATTTTATAAGGCTCATGTTTTTGAGCCAGTGACCGGCTTCTTCAGCTCATGTCTAATGGCTCATACAGACATAGTTGATGCAATGGTAGCCGCTGACCGTATAATCTGGTTACACGACACCACAACCCCACTTAAAGACAACCCACAAGGTAACAACCAATGAATAATCACGAGAGAATTTTAAGGTACAAAATAAAACGACTACAAAGACAGGCGGCCATTTTGTTAAATAGACGTATTCCAGTTTTCAGTTTAGAGTTGTTTTAAATATTCCATAACCCCCCAAGAGCCTAGCTACCCGCTGGGCTTTTTTGTGCCTGCCATAAAACCTATCCCACACGTTTTACGATAGATTTTCCACCATAACTCCAGATAAATAATATCAACTATTAGCGGTACAGACGTACAAAAATATAAGTCATTGATTTAATTAAGAATTGCATAAAAAAGGGAAAAAAGGGAAAAGATGACAGATTGTCACGTCATTGTAAGTCATTGAAAGTGTTTAACTTTATTAACTTTATTGTAAATCAATAATTGTAAGTCATTGATTATACGTAGCTTTATTAACTTTATTAACTTTATATATAAATATATATATATTTATAGGAATGTATTTAAGACAAGGGGGGGGTGTCAATAAAGTTAATAAAGTTAATAAAGTTAAATGTTTTCAAGGACTTACAAAAGTGAAAAGTAATAAAGTTAATAAAGTTAATACTTTTCAATGACTTACGTTGTTTTTAGCCTTCCGTGGCAATAAAGTTAAGCATTTTCAATGACTTAGCTTTACTAGCTTAAAATAATCAGTTAAATCAACGACTTATATTTTATGCGTGTTCTGTTCTTTAGTTTTGGTTTTTCTATTTTCTCTAATTCGGAGCATTTTACCATATTTTCGATTAGCTTAATAATATGCTCTTTGGCTACATCTTTTCGTTTACACCGCTGAAGTATGACAGAAATTGACTCACCTTCTGGATTTGAACAAACGTTCAGGATTCTACCCTTGATGCCATTTTTCACAATGTCATTTTCTTTTGAGGTTTTTGAATTAACATATTCTATGTGACGGATTTTGCGGTCGATATCGGATTTAACAAATTTTGTTGCCCATATAATATGTTCCTCGGTGCGTATTTTTTCGGGCGCGGCGAGAATTAAAGATATTTTGCAAATATTTTCAAAGCATCTTCTGGCTAGCGGGGTGAATCCAGTGGTGGCCTTGTGGTATTCCGCGTAGCTATGTTGCCATACTCTCAATTTTGATAGCATTGCTCTCGCGTTGTCGGTGTCGGGTATGACAGATTTTTGGCCTGTGAATTCTATTCTATCGTCATGCTCTGTGAACGCGCCAGTAGCCCCTAATGATTTTAAGGTAAGCTCTATACCTAATGGGATTTCAGTCGCTCCTCTGGACTCTAAAATAGGTCTAGGGTTATCTCTAGGCTCTACGACAAGTAATGCTCTTGATAAAAATCCGTTTTTTGCCATGTCCTCGGTCATAATGCAATCCATTGATTGACTGACTGAATAGCCAATTAATGATAAAAATGGGTTTTTCAGCCCTGCGGTTTTTATTTGTTTAATTTTTTGTTCGATAGCCTCAATTTTTTTTGGTTCATCTTCATAGCGAGATAGCTCCCGCATTAACATTGATACCATCTCTCGGCGTACGTCTCCCGTGACAAAAAAAGACCCGTTTGTTTTGGTGCTTATTGCCAATAACATGCCTGTTATGCCCTCCAGGTAAGGCGTAGACCCTTTCGCTTTGGCGTTCTCGATTGTTTTTAGTATCTCGCCAAGCTCATCGACCAGATAATATACCGCTTGGTTATCAATTAAGTTCCTGACTATCTCCTGTTTTGATTTAATATCGCCTGCTATGGCTCCAGCAATGTTGGCGGCCTGCATGATTTTTGCAAATGATCTTTGGACTCCTTCTTTACCTGCGCTGGATTCTGCAACACACAAAGAAATCAGGTTAGCTGATATCCCAAAGGAATCGGTAGTATGCATCCCAATGATATTGCCTATAGCTGTCAGGGCGGTTATTACTGTTAGGTGTTCTAAGGGTTGCTCATAGCTCTGCGTGTTCATCCAGCTAACGAGTTTTCCGGCGAATCCGGGTGGTCTTAGTAAATCAACGTTGTCGGTGCTAAAGGGTAGATCGTCTGGTTTGTTTGCAGATATATCTATATCGTCTTCAAGTCCGGTATCTGGGGTAAACTCTACAGGTGCTATATAACCGTTTTGCTCTGCAAGATAAATTAATGACCCGAGCGTGACTGGGTTTTCCATGTCCCCGAACGAATCCCATTTTATGGATATTACTTTTGAATCATATTTGCTCCCTTGCTGGCTCCATACGTCCCATATATCTATTCCATCTCCCTCAGTGGCGTTATGGATAGCCATCCCCACCATTATCCAATCTTCATAATCGTCAAAACATTTTATATAATCCAGTATTGATTTTAAATCATCACCAGAAACATCGACTGCCACGCCAGAGACTACTGATCTAGTATGTTTTATTTTAGTTAGACGGATTATGAGTTCATTGCATAACGGCTGTAGGTCAGAAATTGACCCGAATAACTCACGATAAATATTCCCTGATTTGTGCATTGACCCTGCACCAACCACGTAGCCAACACTTTTAAAATCTATACCCGGGTATTCCTCTAGTGATTTTTTTAGTGATAATGACTCCGGTACGGTAAAATATAAATGTTTAGAGCCCTCTCTCGAGCCTGACTCGACAACATAAGTGACACCAGGAGCTAGTGTTGGTACATCAACTAATAGTTTGTTATATGATTCCACGCCGCCATTGCGTGCACAATTCCATACCCTGATTCCAGTTGTCCAAAGTCTTCCATCACCGCTATCTGTTCTTCTGACCAAACGGGTGACAATTGCCAGTTTGCTGATAACGGATGTTTTCCCGCTGCATCACAATATTCTAACTCACATTGACACTCACCGTTGATAACAGGATGAATGGGGAAAATAGGGTACCCTGCGTCTAGCGCATTAATATAATTTTTCACAGTAATTCCCGCTATTGTTTAACTTCTGGTTAAAAGGTATTCTGTTAGGATTTCAGCAGTTTTATACGAACACTGTTTCCCTGATTTTACGTTATAGATTGTGTTTGGGTGTAACCCTGTAGCCCTAGCCACTTTAATAACATTCCTATCCTTTATGGCAACAATAATTTCTTCTTTCGATAACATGGCAAATCCCCTGTTTGTGGTAAATCTCATAATATATTGTGATTTTTTTAACAATATATTGTTGACAATGGTATATCAAAGTATTATATTTTTCAACACACGAACACAACGCAACACGTAAAGAGGTACGACATGACTATTAAAGATATGCTTCAACCGCGTTCAGTACGCGCTCCAATGATCACGCTAACAGGGGAAGAGGGAATCGGTAAAACTACTCTGGCGGCTACATTCCCTAACCCTGTATTTTTAAGATTTGAGGACGGCACCGAGGCGGTATCGACTGACATAAAATTTTCTCAATTTCCAATTATCAAAGAATATGATAATTTTAGAAATCAAATGTTAGCTTTGTTAAAAGAAGATCACGAGTTTAAAACGGTTATCATTGATACGGTGTCAGAAGCTAATGTCATGTTCATTAAAGATATATTGGCTATGGATAAGTCGAGTACGGCTTCTATGGCAACTTGTAACGGTGGCTATGGGGCTGGTTATCAGATGTTGACAGCTAAACATTCCTCGTTGCGTTCTGCCTGCAACCTTGTTAATCAAGAAAGGAATCTTGCCTTTATTTTTATCATCCATAATCAGGTTGAGGTTCTCGACCCACCCGATGGGGAATCTTATACAAAATATGGGCTACAGCTACATAAAGACAGTTCTCCAATTTACTTAAATAACGTAGATATGGTCGCTCACATGCGACTTGACAGTATGGTCATAAAAAACAGCAAGGGTGACAAATTAGGAAAAGCGTCTTCTGACACCGATAGAATTTTGGTGTGTCACAAAACAGCGGCACAGGTCTCTAAAAATCGGTATCACATTACCGAACCGCTAGCAGTTCAAGAGGGTGAGAACCCTCTACTTGAGTTAATCCCATTTTTTAACAAGTAACCAACCAGGAGAGAGATATATGAATGATTTTTGGAATACCTCAGATGGAAAAGAAATAGAAAGTAACGGATCGTTTGTAAGCGGTTCAGGACTCGACCCGTTTCCAGATGGAACTGAAGTGTTATCCATTATTTCAGAGGCCGAACTTGACGAATACGAAGGGCAAAGAAAAATTAAAATAACATGGATAATTGGTAGACCTGAAAAATATAAAAACAGGAAGATTTTTCAGTCTCTATATGTTTTTTCAGAGCATAAAAACAGTTCTATTGAAAAAGCGGACAGAGCAAAAAGAATGCTGGCGGCAATAGATAAAAACGCCGGTGGAAAACTAATGGACACAGGTAATGCCCCGACCACTGAAGCTATGACCAAATGCCTAGTAAATAGCTCTATGCTCCAAAAGGCTCATCAGGGAAAACAAGTAATACTGTATCATCTAAAACGGAAAAGCCTGCCGAACCTGCTTTTGAAGATGATGATAATTTTCCATTTTAGATCAAGGTACGTTTGAGATGAACGAGTTACCAAAACTATACGTTCGGGCTATTGGCGAGATCACCAAAACTAATATGTCAGAATACAAAAATTCAGCAGAAAAATATGTAGAAGGAATTGCTTCGGTTTTGGAAGAGGATATAGATTTCACTAATGCTAATGAAGACATCAGTATCTGTCATAGTATAGAGGATGAAATTTCCAAGGAAAGAGAACTCGTTATATCTAAGATAAAGCCAGTTACTGACGCCCTTGATGCTCTTGATGAACTTTACGAGCTATTGAGAAGTAAAAGAATATCATTAACCAAGCTAATTAAAGTTGAGAAAGAGAAGATAAAGGCGAAAGTCCTACAGGACGCTACGGACAGCATTTTACACCATTTGTTGGTTCGTAACTTTGAGCTTAGGCATGGGGAAATAACCGAACACGAGTTGGGCGTAAACTTTGTTAAGGCAATAGAAAAGAAACATAGCAAGTATCACATTAACCGCGCTATAGCTATTGAAGTGGTTATGGCTAAAGAAAAAATTGATCGAATTTTTGATGTAATAAAAAGCAACGAAAATGCGTTAAATAAAATCAATGAATGCTATGTTGATAAGATTTTGCGTGAACAGGATATTAGTGAATTGACCAGGCTTAAGCCTGCCGTATTTATTGAGACAGTTAACAAGCTCGTTGATCTTTACAAAAACGAAGCTATAGGAGAATTAAAATGAAAGAAATAATTGATATAGAGCATGAGACGATATTACAGGCATTTAAAAATAAAAACGGACTTGATGAAATCATTCAGAAGGCAAGGGACTTGGTGGACAACTTTACACATGATCTGTCAACAAATGCCAGCAGAGCCAGAAGTCGGTCTCTGGCCGCCAAGATATCAAAATTGAAAGTTAAAATAGATGATGAAGGGAAAAATCTTGTTGCAGAATGGAAAGAGAAATCAAAAGCCGTTGATGAAACAAGAAAGTTTATGCGTGAGGAATTAGATTTGTTACGAGACGAAGCGAAACGTCCCGTAGTCGAATGGGAACAGGAACAGGAGAGAATAGCTAAAGAAGCTGAAGCCGAAGCCGAGAAAATAAGGCTAGCTGAAAAGTTCGAATTAGATTTTGAACTGGCAATATTAATGAACAGGGAGTTTGATCGACTTCTGCTTGAAGAGGAAAGAAGGATTGAGCAAGATAGGCTCAGAATTGCTGAAGAAGCAAGATTAAAAGCAATGAAAGAAGCTGAAGAATATATTAAAAATGCAAAGATTGAAAAAGAGAATGCCATAAAAGAAATGAAGCTTATGGCTAAACGAGAAGAAGCTAAAAGAATACAGGCCATTAAGGATGAAAAATTAGCAGAAATTAATAGACAAAAAGAAGCCCTTATTCTGGCTAAACAAGAAGAAGCTAAAAGAATACAGGCCATTAAAGATGAAAAATTAGCAGAAATCAATAGACAAAAAGAAGCCCTTATTCTGGCTAAACGAGAAGAAGCTAAAAGACGAAAAGATATTGAACACGTAACAAAAATAAGAACGAACGTTAAAGAGTTTCTTATGGGGCTTGGTTGCGAAGAAAAGCTGGCTAAAATTATCGTTCTTTCAGTAAGTAGGAATGAAAATAAATTTATTAATATTGATTATTAAGAGGTATAAAAGATGGCTTTATCAAAAGATCGTAAAGGCCGGGTAACTGGTTCGGTATGTGGTGGCATACTTGGTCTAAGTCCATTCATGACTAGAAAAGACGTTATGAGAATGATGGTAAGAGAGTATTACGGATTAGAAAAGTATGATAAAGAAACTATACCTACGATAAGTTATGGTAAGAGAATGGAAGAATACGCATTGGAAGTTCTTGGTGCAAAGGGTAGTGACGAATTTTTCAAGTATGAAGACTGGCTTGGTGCGACTCCCGATGGGTTTAAAGACGAATACCTTGTTGA